ACCCCAAGTATATTTTGGAGAAATCAGAACTTATTAACAAATATCTCAAATAATTTTACGAAAAATCAAAACAAAAATAAAATTGTTTTTTGAAAAAAAAAATATCATAAATTGACTATGTCTACCCATCAGTCACCCAAGGTTTCTCGCACCTCAAGCGAGACGAATGCTGGTCGTACCAGTGAAGAAAGCAAGGGAATTGAATGTAATATATGTTATGATGTAATTGTAATTGATAATTGTATTGTATCTAAATTAATGGGAACTGGATTAAGAATTCGCCCGATTAGTTTAGAAAAAAAAATCAATCCAACTTTTAATATAAACTCTTTAAAAAAAATTACATATGGAAGCAGGTTAAAAGATAATAAAATTCTTCAGGAATTGTCTGATGGAATTTTGAAGTATGAGGATTTAAATTTTAATTCAGCGGTTTAAATGTCCAAAGGTGTAAAAAAATAAGTGAATATATTTAAAAAAAAAATTAACATGATTTTCGATCAGCAATATACATTATATGTATTAATTAAGAAAGGTTATATTGCTGGTCGAAATTCATATAATATACAAAAACAAAAATAGTCACAAAAACCCTATTTGATGTATCTAATCTTATAGATACATCAAATAGGGTTTTTTTTATGCAACAAATGTAGTTAAATCCCATAAACAAATATATTCGTATATTGCTGGTCGAAAATCATGTTATATACAAAAACAAAAATAAAATTGTTTTTTGAAAAAAAAAATATCATAAATTGACTATGTCTACCCATCAGTCACCCAAGGTTTCTCGCACCTCAAGCGAGACGAATGCTGGTCGTACCAGTGAAGAAAGCAAGGGAATTGAATGTAATATATGTTATGATGTAATTGTAATTAATAATGTAATTAGTTGTCCCTATTGTCAAGAGGAGTGTTGTTTGACTTGCTTTAAAAACTATATACTAAGTATTGATAGTGAAGTTCCTGATTGTTTTAGCTGCAAAAAAGAACTAAGTTTAGATTTTATTTCGAGTGTCACATCTAATAATTTCCATAATAAAATCTACAGGGATAAGCGAGCTAATTTCTTGTTTAGCAAGGAAAAAAGTTTGCTTCCTGCGACACAAGAAATTTTAGGTGTAAAAATAGAAAGAGAAAGAGAGTTGGATGAATTGTCTCGTGAACTTCGTGAGCTCCAAACTCGAGCTCGCCAAGTTCACGATAGAATAGCATTTTTACAAGACAAAGAAAAAAAATGTGATTATTCAACCACAAAACAAGTAAATGTGATGATGAATTGTAATAAAGATGATTGTAGAGGCTTTGTTTCTGATAAATGGAAGTGTGGTACTTGTGAAACATACTTTTGTGCCAAATGTCGAGGTGTTAAAAATGGTATGAGGGATGAAAATCATGTATGTAATAAAGATGATGTCGAAACTTACAAGTTACTAAAGAAAGATACAAAACCATGTCCGAAATGTAATGTTTTGATCCATTATGTTGATGGATGTGACCAAATGTGGTGTACACAATGTCATACTACTTTTTCTTGGAAAACTGGTAAGATAGTGAAAGGCAGAATTCATAATCCACATTATTTTGAATGGTTACGATCCCAATCTAAAGAGGAGAAATTCGTAGAGAAGATGGTGATAATCCTTGTGGAAATCAAGTTCCAACTTATTGGGCGATAACTCGTCTTATTCCTAGAAGATGTAGTCATAAAACTCAAGGAATAGTATTAGATGCATACAGAATGATTACTCATATCACTGAATATGAATTAGCTAGATATCCTACAGAAATGAGTCAAAAAAATAATTTAGACTTGCGATGTAGTTTTCTAAAAAATGAAATCAGTGAGAAAAAATGGTTTTCAATGTTAAAAATGAGACAGAAAAAGACAGAAAAAAATGTTGAAATAAATCAAATATTTACAATGTTAGCACAATCATTACGAGATATATTTATTGAATATGCAGAACAAAGAGATTTAGATGTTTTGTTAGCGACACTAGAAAATATTAGACTATATGTAAATGAATCATTGGGAAAAGTTAAACTAAAATATAAAAACCAAGTACCCAAAGTATCTGAAATATGGACTATAATTAAACAATAATTAAACAAATTATATAGTAGAAAATCATGTATGATTTTCTACCAATAAATACTATACATAAAAACCTATATTGCTGATAGAAAATCATGTAATATACAAAAAACAAAATAGTCACAAAAAACCCTATTTGGTGTATCTAATCTTATAGATACCCAAATAGGGTTTTTTTTATGCAACAATATATTCGTATATGCTGGTCGAAAATCATGTAATATACAAAAAACAAAATAGTCACAAAAAACCCTATTTGGTATCTAATCTTATAGATACCCAAATAGGGTTTTTTTTATGCAACAATATATTCGTATATGCTGGTCGAAAATCATCTTGTATTTTTTAAATTGATAAATTAAAAAATATAGATACAACCCTATTTGGTATGTCTGTAATACTAGATAGGGTTTTTTTAATGCGACAATATATTTTAAATTCTTCCTGTACCTCCCAACATTCTCTGTGAATGTTTGTTGATAGGTGCCATTCGCTGTTGCCATTGTCTGGCATTATTCTTTCTGAGTAGTCTTTGTTGTAATTCTGTTCTGTGTTTCAACATATTATCAGTGTAAGCATCATCTGCCATTTGTTTAATAGACTTATGATGTTTGTTTCCGTAGTATTCGTCTTGTTTTAAAGGTCCATATGTATCTCCGAAAGATTGTGAGTCTATGTGATTTCTAGTAATATATGTTGGCATTTTGATGTTGTCTATGTCATCGTAATAGAATCTTGTCTGACCTGTTGTGTTGTCTAGATAAGATCTATACGATGTTCCATATCCAGTAAATCTTGGGTCGTAAACATTTGTTTCGTTAACTGTTATTTCGTATGTTTTTGGATCATGTGAGACCATATCATTTTGTGTAAATAAAAGTTCTTGTGTGTTTTGATTTTCTGAAACTAGTGTTGTGTTAAATTGTGGTGTCATAGAAATTCCAATATTTGAGTTAATAGGTTCATTAACCATATTTCTAGTGTAGATATCTGGTTGTAAATTGGTGGTAAACATGCTTTGATTATGTTGTTTTAAGTATGGCATTTTCATACAATTTCCTACTGCTAGATTATTTGGTAATCCGTTGTCTTGTGTTTGATTGTAATCGTAACCGCAGTTAATATTGATTGAATTATCTTTTAGTTGTTGTAATGTTGGTGTTTCTAAAGTAAAATCTTCTTTAAAAGATACTTTTTTCTCTGGGTAATAGTTGTTATCACAGTCATCCATAACTTCATAACCAGATCTATATAAATCTGTGTTAGTGTGGTCGTTAATTCTTGAGTGCAGAACCATATCATTATTTTTCCAATAGCTTAGATCATGAGATGGGATTGGTACTACGGGTTGTATTTTTGTTTTTGGATTTGCTGAACCAGCATATCTTTGGTTGAGTGATACAAATTCTTTGTTGTTGAGTTGGTTGTCAAGTTTAACTAATCCAATTTTTTGTTTTTCACAATTCATTTGTGTATCGGTTTTGTTTGCTAAAACACTGCTCAAAGTAACAACATTAGAGTAGTTGTTGTTGTTTTTTCTATACTGTTTAGATTTCATTGTTGACATATAGTTTTCTTTATAGTTTTGTTTAGATTTCATTGTTGACATATAGTTTTCTTTATAGTTTTGTTTATATTTTTCTTTTTTTTTAAAATAAGTAATTGCTAGTATTATTATGAGAGAAAATATTAGAAAGTAAAGACTATATTTAGTGTTAAATATAGAGATTATTAGAAATATAATAATAACCAATCTAGTGATTGCATTAATTTGTTTGTTGAAACTCATGTTAGATAAAGGTAGTAATTCGTAGTTACAAAATAACATGTTAATATTATTAATCCATAATTGATCAGATAGACAGTCCATTTATTTAAAAATGATTTTATAAAATTATTATAATTAAAAATTAAATGTCATATTCATTTATACTTAAAAACATTAACTTAAACGAAATCAATAAAAAATATGAGTTAGAAATACCAATAATTAACAATAAAACAACAAACATTAAAGAACTTAACAACAAAACACCTAAAATTGTATCTTTTCTTGATGATTTTAAGAATGTACACAATTGTAATATATCTATAATTAGTGATGGTGTTTATAGTTGTTTTTGGTGTAGACATCCGTTTGAAAACATCGGTATAAGATGCCCAATCAACATAATAAATTCTCAAATTACAAAAAGTTATTTTTCTAATATTACAAAGACTAATTTAAAAATCAAACAAGAAGTACTAGAAACAAAACTAGATACTAATGATAATGTAGAAATTGTAAACAACTCTATGTATGAAACTTATGGTATATTTTGTTCTTTTAACTGTTGTAAATCTTGGATAATTGACCACAAACACGATTATAAATATAGCAATTCTAACTATTTGCTAATGACAATTTACAACAAACTAGCACCAATAAAAAACTTTAATGAAATCATACCAGCTCCATCTTGGGAAGTTCTAGAAAATTACGGAGGTCACTTGTCTATAGAAAAATTTAGAAACAACTTTAACAAAATATATTACAATGATTTGGGAGATATTAACTTGCCTCATTTCATTTCAATAGGAACTTTTTTTGAAGAAAAAATTAAATTGTAATAATAAATGTCACAAGTAGTATTTTATTCAATGGGTTCTAGATGCGGATTTTGTGTTATGGCAGAAAAAATGTTAAATTCTGAAATCGCAAGCGGAGAAATTGTAGTAGTAGAAGCTTCACAAGCTAATGGAAAATTTCAGGGATTTCCCAGTTTTGAAAATAAAAAGAATGGTAAAACTCATACAGGTTTACCAAAATCTAAGGAAGAATTATATCAAAAATTAGGTGTTTCACAAACACGCGAAAATTATTGTTCAACTTGTGGAAAAGTACAAGACCACAGAAAAATGGATATGCAGCACCAACTTGTTAGACCTATGAGATCACCAACACACAACAATATGTCTGGTGTTGGAATTTTGTAAATAGTCTTAGTCTTTTTAAATAATTTACTTATATATAAATTATTTAGAATTTTGAGTTTATAGTAAATATTTATTTATTTTATATAGTATTATATCGCATGGTATGTTGTATCGTAAACAAATCTTGTGTAATTCAAGTTTTCTCCGTTTCCTAATTTTTTGTAGTTGTATAAATTTTGTAATAATTTCTTGTCGAGTTATGTCTTTCAATATAGAAAGGTAGTCTTGTGGTAAAATATCAAGATTTGACACTAAAAGAGTTTTTAAGTTTTTGTATTTCTCTATAGTTTTTTTACGTGATTTCTGTCTCCATGATTTTGTGATTTGTTTGTTGTAAATCATAGAATTTGTAGGTATTAAAGATGGATAAGCAACCATATTATTATAATTATATGTTAGTAGTTGTTTAAATTTAGTTATAGAACTTTTTCTATTTGTGATATTCCTGTTGTTGCTCCTGATACAGCGGCAACCGATTTGTATTTAAGTGTAAAATACAATGATACATAAGCTATTATCAAAATTAATACAGGAATACCTATAAAAAGTAGTCCCATCATTTTATAATTAACGGGGTTTAGTGATATGTGTGTTGGGTTTGTAGGATCAACATAAACATCTATTTTTTGTCCGTTTTTATATTTTGTGGAGTTGGTAGTGTGTGTTTGAACATTATAAGATGTTTTTTTGATATCGTATTTTACATTCATTGTACAATCGTATTGTATATTTGGCATTTTAGTAACTGTATTTGTTGATGGGGTAACTATTTCGGTACAATTTACATTTTCTACAACACCTTGGCTAACAGTTGTGTAATTGTTATGTTTTCTTAAAAAATATATACCTAATGCTATAAATGGTATTGATATAAGAGTAGCTATGATTGTACTCATGATACTAGTAACTTTTCCATAAGTTGCTAATCCTGAATATATTTTACTAGATTTCATTTATTGATACAAATATTAAATTTTTTTGGATAATCTGTAAAAATTCCTTTTATTCCTAGTTGTTGGTATTTTTCAAATTTTGTGGATATGTTTACCGTCCACAAATATACATCGAAATGTGTAACGATATCATCATTTAAGTATTCAGGTAAATATTCTTCTTCTATACATAAATAATTAACAATTTTTTTAAGTTTATCAATGTTTAGTTTATTGTAACCACATAATATTAGTCCTGTTTTAAGCAATGGAATTTTTTGTTTTAGGTTATAAATTGTTTTAATATTAAAAGATTGAAAATAGTATTTGTTTTTAGGGTTAAGTTTGTAAATTTTGTTAATCATTAAATCTATATCTATTATTCCTTTTATATCAAAATATATATGTAAATTGCTACAGTAAACATTTATTTCTTGTATAAAATCATCAAATTTATCTATGTTTTTTAATTCATTAAAACATAACTCGTATATGTAAGAACCTTTGTATGTGTCATCATGGTATAACACAACATCATTTCTAATTTGCCTAATATCTACTTCAAATTTGTTGTAACCTCTAGAGATAGCCTGTCTTAAACCGTTTATTGTATTTTCGCTATCTTTGAATAATTTATGATTAATTATTTCCATTTATTAACTTAAATATAACTTAAATACAACTTTAAAATAAATAATTATGAATACTAAAATACAAAATTACCATAAATTTATGTATTACTCTTCTTATAAGACTATTGTATCAGTTGTATGGGGAATATACTGGGGTAAATATGATTATTCACTACTTTCTTTTCTTTTGTTTTTAACATCAATAAATTATTGGAAAAACCCAATAAAAGGAACCAGAAGAAATATAGATATAGTTACATGTTGGTTTTCTGTGTTGTATCACCTTAAAAAGAGTAATAAAGACAATAATATTCCTAAAAAAATAAGATATTTATATAATTTATTAGTGTTGTCATGTGGATATTTGTATTTTAAAGGTTCTACATCACCACATATAATATATGGATTAAAATTACATAGTCATATGCACACATTAGGTAATATTGCTAATTTAATTTTATATCCATATTAATAAATGATTTACATAAATATTTTTTTATCTGTAATTTTAATTGTATTAACAGTTTTTCTAATAAGAAAGCAATTATTAGAATACTACAACTCAAATGAACCCAAAATTAACCAGTTAAGAAAACTCTTTAATAACTTTTTTCTACAAAACAAACAATGGCCACCAGAATTAAGCATGCTAAACAACAGTAAAATGGTACAAAATGTTAGTTTGTATAGAGGTAATAAAAGTTATACAATTAACAAACACAAAATATTTTTGTGTTTAAAAGATGGTAATAAGCAATATTATCCCGATAACACATTAATATATGTATTAGCACATGAGTATGCCCATGTATTGTGTCCAGAAATAGGTCATACTAAAAAGTTTGATGAAATATTTAAGGCATTACTTAAAGAGTTAACTCGAGAAGGTATATTTGATCCGACACAACCGATTGAACAAGACTATTGTAAATTAGGTGATGACGAAATTTAATTTTAATTTAATCAATATTTGATATTTATAAATGAATCAACACATTAAACGAAACAAAAAACAAGAATTAGTATTTGATGATTTCCCAGAATTTAAACCCAACTTAACACCTAGAGAAATGTTTTTACTTGGTAGTTTTGGTGGAACTTACTGGAGACCAATCTATTCATCAGTTACAGATAAACACTACAAAAATAAGCACAAAAAATACCCAGAAAGTTGGTGGAAAAATATTCCTGAATCACACTTAACTCGTGATTGGGAAAATTACGATAAATCGATCAATAAATACAAAGTGAAAGTTGGTACAACACTTGAATATTGGGAGTCGAAAGATTGGATAACTCGATATCATCCCTATGGTTGGGTACAATGGTATTGCGATTTTTACATGGGAAAAAGAGGACCAGATGATGAGAGACAGATACAAAGATGGATAAAAACCGCTGGTCCCAACAGCAGATTTAGAAGAAGACTTATTAACATGATTAATCGAAAAAATACTACTTATGACGATTCGACAATAAGTCCTAAAATTAGGCAAACTCTACAACATTGGGCTTATCAACTTAAACAACATGACCTACACTAGGTTTAAATTATTTTTTACTTCGTGAATGAACAATTGCGAGTGCAATTATGGCAATTAATTCAATAACTGCGAGTATAATTAAAATTTCTAAAGCAGGACTATTAGCCCCTTTTTGTGTGCTCATATAAATAATAAAACCAATAGTCACAACCAAAGTTATAGGTAACATGTATTTGAAAATAGTAGAAATTCCTTTACCCATCATCATAAATAAAACAACAACTACCATTATTAAAGCTCCAAATCCCAAACTTAGTCCAGTATTTTTCTGTGTTGCTTTTTGCTTAGCCGATGCTATAGCTTGGTTTGATAATACATTTTTTATTGCCCCTTTTTGTATAGTATTAGATATGTTTTTAGCTATAGATTCCATTACCATATCTTGTGTTATAGTTAAATTATTACATTTTAAACCACTAGCATTAAAATTAACCTCTTGTTGACCTTGATTATTGGTTGAGAAAGTTTGACTAACAGATTGTTCAACAACATTTTGTACATTATTTTGTAAATATTGTTCAATAAGGGTTTGCTGATTTTGTGCATTAACCTGACCTAAGTTTAATCCTTTGTTTTGTTGTGCTACTGCTTGCTCTAGTTGTGTTTTAACAGCATTAGTTAATTGACTAGATAAATCTGCTTTCTGTTGTGCTGATAATTGATTAAAAGCATCTACTTTATTTGTTGCTACTTGTCGAAGAGTAATATTACCACAATTAGCACCTACTAAATTAACATTCATTGTTTGTCTTAGTTTTGATTGAATTGTAGTATCTGTTGATACACTAGTTGAAAAACTATTTAAAACATTGTTAATTGAATTTGTTATTGCAGTTGATTTTTGAGTTGATACATTTGCTCCCATTATTTATTATAATATAAATAATATTTAATAATTTTTATAATAAATATCATTACTAAACTTAGTAATAATTTTAGTAATATCTTCTTTAAAAACTTTGCTACACGAATAACTATTTTTCTGGATTTGTTTGAGTATATAGTAAATAATAGGGTGAAATTTAAAACTTCCTATCTTATAGATTTTTCCGTCTTTTATTTCGCATAACATACCATTTTTAATCTTGTTTAACATTGGCAACATAGAGATATCTGATGTATCATCAAATACATAGAATCCACCATATATAAACAAAATTTCAAATGTCATAATATATTTCTTGATTTCTAATAAACTTGTATCATAACTAAACTTGTTAATAAAGTTTAGTCTTTCAATGTCTCGTGTGTTCCATATTTTGTATGTCCAATCTGTATTTTTATTAAAAAATGACAGCATATTAAAGCTTGAAGTTTGATCATTGTTTAAGTTTAGTTTGTGAATAGTCTTAGGTACTTCGTAGTTGTTAAGATATAAGAAATTGTTAATAGTTGTTTTTACTTTGTCATCAAAAATATTACAAGATTGATTTTGATTTAAATTTAGTTGATTGTAAAGTTGTAAAATGAGTTTTTGTAAATCGTAATCGTTTATATCATTCTTGATTAAATTTAACTCTTCATTGTATTTGGTATCCATCAATATAAAACTACACTTATTATTGTATGTTTCTTTTTCTGTATTTAGTCTTGTATCAAAGTCAGAACTTTGACAGTTTTGATACCATGATAACCCATAGTATTGTATCAAAAAATCACTTGAGTTTTTAATCACATAGGTAGGTATGTCTTGGAATTTAGTTTCTTGGTAGTTGTTAAATAATTCTTGATTATAGAGTTTATTATCATCTCCAATTATCATCAACTTTTCACCAACTTTTTTAAAGTAGTGTATGTTAACTAAAGGCCATTTAACACCTAACTGATTAATAGTAAACTTGCTGTTGTTTAAGTAAATTTTTGAAACATTGTCTATCGATTTAATTGTTATGTCTTTATTGTTATTATAATAGCTTGTAATTTTGTGTTTGTCTATAATGTTTGCTAACACATCAACACAATCAACCCAAGGTATTAGTTTTTGGTTGTGTCGTTTCCATCCAAGAAGACAACTAAATATGAGTGTATATTTAATATTTTTTTCTGTAGACATGTCCCATAAACTTTGTAGCAAAGTTTTCACCTCATTAATTGTTTGTTGCGACCATACATTTTTGTATGGATCATAGCTTAACACATTTGTAAAAAGTGTTCCAGGTAAAATTACATCATTGTATTTTACTATTTCGAACAATTCTAATTTTGTAAAAGATAAGATTATAAACACCAAAGTTACTATGTTAATTACTAGCAAATATTTGTTTATTTTCTTGTGTTTTAAGTATAAAAATATGTGTATTCCTGTAATAATTAAAAATAGTGCTGTTAGTATATAGGTTGTTAATTTAGGTTTATCGTTGTAGTTTTGTTTAAAATTTTCTTTTAATTTTGCTATGGTCATGTTATCTTGTGGTGTAGTTATTTCATTGTTTACGACAACATCTTTTTCATTTCCGAAAAAAATATTCATTGATGAATTTTCAAAATATTGTGGTTCAATATTACTTCCAAATTCATAACAATGTGTGATTGGTTTTGGGTTAATTATGTATGTATTTAGATGACTGCTACCAAAACTAGGTACGAATTCATCAACTACATTATCAAGTTTATAGTTGTTGTATAGTTTTTTAGCACCTTTATTACTTAATAAGTATCCATAACATCCTACTATTTTAATATCAACATTACTGACTTTGTAAATGTGTTCGTTAATTTTTATATGATTTAACTCGTTTATATCTTCATTTAATATTCTACTACATAAATTTTTTTGTGTGTTGTATATTCTAAAATGATATCCTAAGTACAATAATTCAACATCGAATGGAATTTCTATTTTATCTAAATTGTTAATCAAATCATTCAATGTTGCATCATCTTCAAGTATTAAACTATATTCTAGGTTGTTGTCTAATATGTGTTTCCATGCTTTGTGATGACTTAAGGCACATCCTGCTTCGCTTTTGTTTTTTCTTAAGTTATATACTCCATAGTTTTGTAAAACCTCTTCACTTATCTCTTTGCCGTACACACCATTAATCCTAGTAACTAATGTATCTAAGTTGTATTTTCTTAGGTCTTTGATAATCTTATCATATCTTTTTTTATCTTTATCAAGATTGATAACTAATACATTTTTAATAATATCTCTTATAAACATTTATTTAAAAGATATTTTATAATTCAATTTAGATTTAAATATATGATAGTGTTTCCATAAACAATAATGAAAGTAGGTATAACATCATTTGTATTATCAGAAAATACATATTATTCAAATGGTATTGCATTAAATGTAAAATTATGGTATCATTTTTTACAAGAAAAATGTGGTTTTGATGTGTCAATATTGACTAATGATAAAATTGATAATATAGATAATCCAGAAAATTATAAATACATTTATTTTATGGATTTGTGGGATTCTTCTGGAAAGATAATACCTAATTATAAACAAGAAAAACCTGAACTATTTGATTTTGATGTAGTTTTTTTAATTGGTTTATGTGATACAATTTATTTTAGTTATTTACACAAACATAACATTAAATTAATTTATGTTATGTTAGGCAGTAATTATCATAACGATATAAGTGATTTAATCAGAGATAATAAATTTGCAAGCATATATTATGAAAAATTTGATGAAATTTGGATTAGTCCTCATTTTCAATATTGTCAAGAATATTATAAAATTAGATACAAAACAGATAATGTTTTTATATCTCCATATTTTTGGAGAAATGATTTTTTAATTAAAGATAACATAATTGAAAATGTTTTAACAGATATTAACGAGTTAAAAGTAGCAGTTTTTGAACCAAATATAGAACAAGCTAAATTTTTTTTAATACCACTATCTATATGTGAAAAAGCACATAACGACATAACTAAATTGAAAATTTTTAATTCAACTAAGTTTAATAAAAATACTTTTTTTAACAAATTAATAGTAGGAACTAATTTACATAAAACAAACAAATTATGTGTAGAGGGAAGACATTCATTAGGTTATATCTTGACTACATATTGTAATTGTGTTGTATCATATGTAGAAGATTGCGATTTAAATTATGTATTTCTAGAATGTTTTTACTTAGGAGTTCCTTTGATTCATAACTCTATTATGTTAAAAGATTATGGCTATTATTACCCAAGACTAAATGTTACTAGAGGTGCTGAACAAATCAAAAATGTTATCAAAAATCATAATAGACAACAATACATTAACAAACATAAACCTTTGTTAGACAAGTATTCTATCAACAATCCATTATATGCTACATGGGTTAAAGAAAAATTAAAAAAAAATATAAATTGTGATTGTATATAATTTTTTTATTTTTTTATATTATATTTCTATAATATAAAAACAAAATGCCTAAAACTACTAATACAGTTGATAATTTAGTTGTCAATGAATCAATGGTTTTACAAAATGTACCTGTCGCAACACAGAGTTATGTTGATAATTTAATTCAGGGTTTAAGAATTCATAAATCCGTTAGAGCAGCTGAAAGTAATGAAGAGAAAAAATCTGATATTTTAGATGAGACATACTTTCTAGAACCAGCTCTATCTAATGGAGACCAATTTATTTTAACAAAAGAAAATGGAGATTCTAATGATAGACTTGAATTAGATGGTGTACTTTTGAAAGCTAATGATAGAATTTTAGTTAATGTTGAAAATGATAAAGATGGTGATAAAGACAATGGTGTGTATCAATTAAGAGCCACAACTGCGGATGAAATACATGGAAATCTAGATGTAGGTGATTTAAGATGGTACAGAACTGTAGATATGGATGAACCTTCAGAAGTTAAAAATAGTTATGTATTTGTTAATGAAGGTACTGTAAATGGTGGTTATGGTTATGTTCTAGCTAGTCAAGTAGATCAAACATTTACTGTTGGTAGTGATAAACTTCTTTTTACTATATTTCAAGGCCAACACGATTCTTTAGCAGAATATGCCAGAAATGTTGTTCCAGGATCTACTTTAGACATAAGATTGAATAATGAAGCATCTGATAGAGCTAATTTATCTAGTGAGTTAAGTATTGCTTTAAATGCTGAAGTAAATGATAGATCAACTGCTGTTGCTAATGAAAAAGCTTCTAGAGAATCAGCTGATAATACCCTAACTGCTAATTTAGCTAGTGAAGTATCTAATAGAGAAACAGCTGTTGCTAATGAAAAAGCTTCTAGAGAATCAGCTGA